TAACAACCTTGGTGGTAAAAGGATACATTTAGGTTATTTTTATACGCAAGAAGAAGCTCACTTAGCTTGGAAAAGACAGAAGCATGAAATAGCTTGTAGTTTGGCTGAAAAAGAAACTGATGTCAGAATTATTCAAGCTTTAATTACGAGGTATCTTTGAATATAAGGGGCACTAAGTGCCCCTTATTTACCAGACAATTAAGCCGGGAGGTGCAAGCGAACTATGGCTTGTGGTCTCAAGCAAGCGTTCAGCATGTTGGATTCAGACATGATTTCAATCTTATCCATCTTCTCGCCCATGAACTCTGCATAGTATTGGGGTTGACCAACACGGTTCACAGTGTTAAAGTTCAGAGCAGGAGCGTAGTAGGTTTGGAACATGTCCTGAACACCCAGCGGGAATGCATAAGCATCACCAGCAGGAATGAAGCGCTGTACAACACCATTCTGATCAGTGTAAGTACCACGGTACTCAATAAAGCTCAGACCACCGAAGTTGAACACTTGGTAACGAGCATCCAGACCCATACCAGCAGCAGACAGACGCTGAGTCAAAGGATCTTGATCACGACGGAAGTACTTGTACACTTCAGTTACGTAAGGGTTAGTAACCAGAGCTTGGAAATACTCAGGGGAGCAAATTACAACATAGTCAGTTGCGATTTGACCATTGAGCAGACCATCTTGGATACCATTACGGATATCACCAGAGAAGCCCAGCGGATCAACACTTACGTTAGCCAGATCAGTTTCGATCTCAGTACGAGTAACACCGAACTCGTTGTAGTAGTTTACGGTAGGACCGTAAGGACGTTGCAGAGTACCGGAAGGAGCATATACGCTACCAGTGGTGATAACCTGCATACGAGCTACTTCAGCCAGAGCAGAGTAACGCTGACGCAGAGTTTGCATTTTACGAGCACGAACGTTAGCGATGGTTTCCAGCTCAACGCCTTGAGCGAAGTTTTCCCAAGAGATAATACCTTGCAGATCACGAGGAGTGATCATGGTATCCAGCGGGAAGTGTGGAATCGGGAAGCTGTAAACACCACGGCTCGAAGGCTTGATGGTGGAGTTACGCTCATCCCAGTTACGGTCAATCGGCAGACCATCTACTTCAGTCAGAGAAGCAATAGTCACGTTATCTTGAGTAACACCTTGCTCATTGAACAGACCCATAGTGTTGATCAGACCCCATTGGTTCGGGATAGTCAACAGAGTTTGAGTTAGTTCAGTTACGCGACCAGTGTTATTAGTTTGAAAAGCAATTGCCATTTGTTTAGTTCTCCGTCAGATTGAAATTTTAGACTGCGATTTCTACTAGAACGCCTTGCGCTTCAAGCAGACCTTTCAGGGTCTCAATCTGAGCAGCGTTGAATTGAGTGTTTACTTGCTTGATCAGGTAATCACTCAGGATTACTTCATCACGAACGAAAGCTACAGCTTTGGTGTCAGTGGTAGCAGCTACGTTGAAAGTAGGCTTCCAGCTATACCCGTCGCCAAATACAACAGCGAACTTAGTACCAGCGGTAGTCAGGTCAGCAACAACTGCACGATGATAGGTGGTGTCAGCAGCAGCCTTAGCTACAACAGTACCCATAGGAACAGCACCAGCAGCAGCGAAGTTCAGGGTGATAACTTTACGAGCATAGCCAACACTCGGGTCCATTTCGTGAACAACGAGGTCGCCAAGGGTGCGGAAAGTCAGGTCAAGAATTGCCATTATTAGATGTCCTCAGTATTATTTAGATTTATTAAGTTTTGCGATTGCTTGTTCGAGAGCAGCTTCCATAGATGGATTTGTCTCAACCGTCGTATCCGATCCCATTTCAGTAAACAGAGCGGATTTCTTTTCTACAACAGTGGTAGCAGTGAAAGCAGAGAGAATCTTTTCAAATTTCTCGTCACTCAAGTCTTCCATTGTTGCGGAAAGTTCTACAGCACGATCTTCACCGATAGCAGCTACCAGTTTAGCTTTACGCGCTTCAGCAACAGCTTGTTTAGCAGCCAGTTCAGCAGCTTCTTTTTCTGCTTTGAACACAGCCAATTCAGCAGTTGCTTCTTCAAGGGAAGCTTGCAGGGAAGGGAGAGCTTCCAATGCAGCTTGTAGTTCTACGATCTTTTCGTCTTTAGCAGCAAGGAGAACTTGAGCCTCGGACAGTTGGGTTTGTGCTAGTTCGAGTTCTTTCATTTCAGCCTCGCTTACAGTGGTGTCCATATTGAACAATTTACGTTTAAACATAATGGTATCTTTCTCAGCTACGTCCGCCAAATGTGTATAAAACTCTTCGTGAGTCATTACGGCATCTGCTAGACCTAGCTCTAAAGCTTTCTTTGGTAGGAAAGTTTTAGCTTCAGTCGATCTAACAGTTTCTACTGAAACATTGCGTTGTTCTGCAACGAATCCAGTAAACTCTTCATATAGAATGTCAACTTTGGATTGAATGTCAGAGATGAAGTCTTCACGGAAGCTTCCATCTTCTGCATAAGGAACTTTACTTCCACCTGCATAAACGAATGTACGTTCCAAACCATTCATCTCTAGTGCTTTACTGTCATTCATCAATCGAACAACAACACCAATACTTCCAACCTCAGCACCGGGATTCACTACAATCTGATCAGAGATAGATGTAAGAGCATAAGCAGCAGAAGCAGACATACCATCTACGTAAGAGAGAATCTTTACACCGTTCTCATCTGCAAGCTTACGAATATAAGCAGCAGTTTCAAACACGGCGTAAGCCTCGCCTCCGCCACTATCAACGTTCAGTACAAGAGTTTTCATACCCTTTTGCACCAACGTCTCCATCTGACTCATAACACCTTCGTAGGAAGTTCCACCACATTCAAACCCCATCATTGTTACAGGCTTGTATGTAAGAGGACCATCAATATCGATCATCCCTACTTTGGTGTCAGGATTGTATGAGTAATCAACTCGTTCGGATCGTTGATCTTCTGAGCTAACATCCATAGTACCTTTATTACGCTCATCTAAATAAGCCATTACAGATTCAAACCTACTAGGCTCCATTAGATGAGGTGTGTTGTATAGCTTCTCAGTAAGAAGCCTTAGCTTGTGTGCCATATAGGCTCCTTATGTGTTTTCCGTATTACTTGTTGAGCTATCTCCAGAAGATCCATTAGAGCTTCCAGTGCCGTTACTTAAGCCCTCCTGCATACCCTCACCACTATTGCTTGTCATCACACCAAGAAGCTCGTTAAGCTCTTCTTGAGGCATGTTCTCAGCCACACGATCAGGAAGACCAAGTGTCTCAGCAATGTAATTGATATTACCGGGGGTAGGTGTGATCATACTGGTTGCTTTAATACGCTGGATTGCCTTAGAGAAGTCATCGATGCTACGCTCATCAATATCACCGTATGAGAACTTAGGCATTTGAGTAGGATTCCAACCATTAAGCTCAGCTAATTGTTTAACCAAGTCATTGTTTAATTGGTCCTGAATCTCCATCAAAGCGGCTTCAACACGTGTAGCAATAATCGATGTCTTGCTATCAGCAAGAGAGTAGCTACCTGTAGCACCTTGACCAAGCTTTAGCACATCGGCAAAGAAGCTCATCAAGATTTCATTGGAGTAGCGATTGATAATCTCTGAAACGTTAAAAGACTTACTACCAGATACACCAGCAAGCTCAAAGTCAAAAAGTCTATGACCTTCTTCATAAAGAGTGGGAAGAATCAAACCTTCCTGTTCTTCACGATGAAGATTACGCATTACTTTCTTCATGTACTCGTATACAGCTTTATCTTGTTCAGATGCTCCATCTACCATGTACTGAGCAGGCATATATAGAATAGGAAGGCCACGCATATCTTTAGATATACCGATTGCTTCAGCTTCTTCTAGTGCTTGCTTAAACTTCCAGCTTTGCCAGCAATAAACAAGAGGTGATTCACCAATTGGATTATCTTTGCGAACGTTTGTACGGAACAACAAAAACTTTTCACGAGGAATCAAAACACCGGGAGCAATTTCATACTGAAGATCACCATTTGTTCCTTGTTTTGAGGTCCACTGACGAATACCTTGCAGGATACGATTATTATCATCGAACTCCCATTTAGATATCGTCTCTTGTCCACGAGGAGCAAGTTTCTTGATTCCTACCAAGCCATCATTGTAATAGCTACCTTGACTCTTAAGGCGTCTACGAAACACCTTCTCCATTACACTAAACCCATATGTGTTAAAAGAGCTAATCTCTTTAATCACAGATAGAAATGATGTATCCATATCCTCAATGACTTCTTCAAGGTATTGCTTCTTACGTTTCAAATCATCAGAAGCATTATGAGGAATTTCAATCTTCCATTTAACCTTGCTAATCATTGTTTCAAGAAGCTGTACAGCAGAGCTAATAGTAGCATCACGACGCATCTTATTAAATGTGTGTATGCACCAAGGCCACTGTAATTCTTGAATACAACCTTCAAAGACATTACCACCAATAACAGTAAGACCGGGAGCACCTGTCTCTGTTAATTTTAAGCGGGGTATCGTAGACTCAGTTCCTTGAGTTAAGGGAGCCAATACAGTATCAGCCATGTTTGACTCCTCATCTTATATTTACTAAGGGGTTTGTTGTTTTCTCAAAACCGAAGTTCTGCATTCCTGAAAGGAAGTTACCTAGAGGAACTTTTTGTGCTAGAGTAATGAAGCTGTCCGCACTGGCGTCCACCTGATCATCCTTACAATTTCTTGTGCCATCAAAAGCTTCTAGTTCAAAGAAATATGCTTCGTTCCAATGAGCTTCAACATAACCAACCATACCAGCTTCAGCAGCAGCAGCAAAAGGCTGCATACGCACCACTTTAGATTTGTTAGTTGATCTCAACTTAGCGTAGAAACCTTCCTCGATTAGAGATTTAACCATCATCTTACCAGCAGCAAGGCCAGCTTGACCTGGTTCTTGAGGTAAGATAATCTGAGTTCCTGGGGGATCAATCTTGGCAGTCTCAATAATCTTCTCGATCACTTCACCGTAACGAGCACGGAATCTGACAACATCTTCAATGATGTAATCACCTTGCTTTGTCTTGGCAATAAGAACGCCTGCCGTCCAGTCAGGATTTGGATTAGAATCTGATGGCAACGTGCCAGCAATATCCCAAGCCCTACACCTTTGAACAATCTCAGCTTCTTTCTCCAGCATGTTAACTGGTTTTCCGAACCATTCTCGTTTCAAATAGCCAGAAGCTGATTCACGAACCTTCCAGTTACCGTCTAAAAGACGCTGCCGTTCTACACCCTTCAAGCCTTTTAGCCAGCTTACATACTTAGGGTTAATCTTCTGAACGATTGGGTTATCATATACGTTGGCACTGATGAAGGTAAAAGATAGACAATCGCCCTCTTCAACGCCATAATTTTCAATCAACTCTTCTTTACTTGCACCCCAAACGAAATCACCGCCTACGAAGCTAAAGTAACGAACCATGCCGTCTTTGCTTCGATCTGGAGTGCCATCTTCCTTCAGGTAGGGCTCAACCCACTTAGCTAAAAAATGGTCTGCCGACGGGTTGCAAGTAATTTTCATGTGTGGCATTACTTGAGGGCAGTTCGGATTTCGCATACGCGACATGATGTATTGAATCATGTGTTGGGTGAACTGAGTCCCCTCATCCACGTAGTAGAGATTGCCTTCAATACCTTGCCAGTTTACGTCAGCGTCATCATTCTCGAAGTGCTTTAGATATATCTCAGCTTTTGACTTATGAAATACAAACTTGGCGTCTTTGGCTTTCCAAGTGTATTCATCTGGTCCATATACTTGAGAAAAAATACGCTTACATTTAGAAAGAACGTTACCAGGGCCATATAGCTGAGGCGTCGTTCGACGAGTCATGACCCCAATAAAATTAGGAATGTCAGTGTATTTGAGAAAGTCAATAACGCCGATTTCACTCTTGCCGCTACCTGCCGCGCCGCCAAATAATGTCACATCGGCCTGCGAATGAATGTACATAGACTGTCTTTCACTAGCAGGCCCTGGGAGTTGCTGTTCTTCAGTCATAACCTAGAGATTCCTCTTTAAAAGTTTTCCAGTCTTCATCCTCTTGTGGAATCCAACCCTTGTTAAAATTTTCCAATATAGTGACCAAAGCGCATGGTCTAATAGAGTCACAATGTAGTTTATTGTACAAGGTGGCAAACTTAGCTGGAGTTATATCCTTATGGTTAAGGTAGATGTTATGAAGGTAGTCAGCATTCGCCCACAGAAGCTTTGATGTTTGATTTCTTTCCAAACTCGGGTGTTTATAGGCAAAACGATCTAATTTTGCAAGAGCATCCTTTACTCTCAGGCGCCTTTCCTCTGACATAGGAACTCCTTTGTTAGAAGGGCTTCTACCGAGCTTTTTCTGGCGCATAATAGTTTTTGACTCTTCTGAATGTTTCTTACCAAAGAAAGGATTAATTTCACCAATATTTAGTGATGATCTTTCAGAAGTCCAACAACCACAAGATTTATAAGCATTCTTACCTGATAATACTTTACCAGATAAAGTTAACTCTTTGCCACACTTACAAACGCATTTCCAAACAGAGCCGCGCTTACCCTTCGCTTGCTCTGTCCAAGAATCAAACCCTAAAACTGGAAGATAGTGATTAACAGTGCCAGTCAAATCCTTAAAATTAGGACTGTTAAATTCTGAACGAGAAGAAAGAATAACTGCGTGTTGCTTTTTAAGAGCCTCATATACACGACCACGATGATTTATAAACGACCTGTTACTCATCATCCAAGCGGCATGGAATAGGTTATTATCTTCTGGATAAATTTTCCAGAGCAGCATATGAGCAAGGAAATGCTCCCTTCCAGTAAACATTACTAGATTATCTGGAGCGTTCGACCCGCCAATACAACGAGGAACAATGTGGTGAATCTCCGTATAGTAATCAACGGACGACTTATCCAGACCTCGCGGCTTACATTTCTCTACAAGCTGGTCATATATCTTTGCGTAGTTCATTTAAAATCCTCAATATCCTATTCAACAAAAGAATACCGAGCGTCTTCCCGACGTGTCATAAATAAAGGAGGGGATACTTCACAGCAAGCCCTTATATGCAGTGTCTCACGACAGATGCTAAATTAAAAGAGAACCCATCACCTTGTTCGTAGCTTTTAGGTACTAGGGATGTAGTTCTCGAAACTGTTGAAGTTTTCTTGACTTCATTTTGATAGTATATAAAATACTTTTATTAAAGTCAAGAGGCTAATTAAAAAAGTTAATAACTCCGACGAATGGTATATTCTAAAGAGATACTAACAAAGCTTAGAAATAAAGCCTGTGCATACGGACGGTCACAGGTAAGCCGTAGGAGAAACTGCCGTACTCAGTTGAATGCCAAACGTCAGGAAAAGGAACGGGCACTCTCATTGTCTCACTATAATGTAGTGTTATACGCCACCCTACCTGCGTATAACATTGAAGCTACAAAAGCTTAGCTTCCTCTCCACAGTGCATCCCATTGACAGGGAGCAATAATTGCTAGCATTGCACTAGCTTATTATTCTCTCAGAACGAGAGTTATTTCATGGCATCTTGTGCTTTGGTTTTTTGTTCTTTTAAAGATTACTCTAGCCGGTACTGATCTCCGGCTTGGCGCTCTCCGGGACGTGTGAGCGTATTTCGCCTCGCATAGGGCCTCTCACCCCATCTTCACTTGCGTGATTACTCCCGCCAGTCGCGCATCAGCCTGCGCATTTAGAGTAATCTTTAAAGGAGCCTCGTTTCGTGAGGCTGACGTGCTATTCTTAGCAAACGATGCTATTTCGATGGAGGAGGTGACATCTAGATAGCAAGAGGAGAGTTTGTTTCAATATTTATTTATTATATCAATTGTTCAAAGATAATGCAAGTCTTCTATTACCGTTCATCTACTTATTTAATACTTTGAGATGAAATCTTAACTGGAGCCTTATTAATTGCTGGAATCAAGTTAGCAAACAACTCAGGAACAGTAGTAGTATTACCGGAACCTACGTCCTGTTGAACAGTTGTCGCGTTGTCAGAAGGCCAACCCGGACCACCTGCCCAAAGCATTGTCTGCATATTCCAAGGCTTAGCTCCATTCTCAAGATAATAATCAAGAGCAGCAATATAAGAAGCATTGTCTTTTGGACCACCTACTTCACCAATACGACCTTTCTTCCCATTATTAACACACCAATCACGGAAAGGTTTAACAGCTTCGTAAATAGCGTGCTCAGGGATTGCTTCGTATCGGTTAGCCCATTGTCCACCGCCGGGATTAGTATCAGGATAGGTGTGAGCTTCATAAACAATCTTATCAGCAGGATCTACAAGATTCTTCAATCCGTCGCTGTATTGTCCCCACTTCTCAGCAGAAGCATAACCATTACCACAAATCAGAAGGTACTTCTCCATATCTGATTCACGCACAGCGTTGATCCACATTTGATAGTTACCAGTCATGATATCAGTAACACCAAATGGCTCGTTCATCAATCCCCATGCCCATAAAGCTTTGTGGTCTTTGAACAATGGAACGACTTGACGTAGCAGGTTAGCTTGATCTTCAGCAGTGAAGAAACCAGAAGGAGCTTTAGCAGCAGGATAGATAATACGCCACTCACTCAAGCGAGTCTTGTTATCTGTTCTATGGTAATGAACTTCGTAGGAGAACTGATCTGGCTTATATTTACCACGAGCAGACCAGAATGCCCTTGCTGTATCGCGTGTTGCTTGATCTCCGCTGTTAATACCTGTAGGAGCTTGACCATCTACTTCATCCACAAGCTCAAATCTACGATTGTAGTTATGGAATTCAAAGTCACAAGTAGCACCAAATTCATTCAGAATATCAAGATACTTTACAAGATAATCTATATATTCTTGGCTAAGTTGCCCATTTACAATGAACTTCTCAATAGCCACGGGGTTACGGAAGGTCAAAATACCTTTATTAGCGAAGGCTTCAATATAGTTGCGGCTAGGGAATCGCCAATGAGTACCTTCTTGAGGATTAACTACCCAAGGATTACTACCCAAGCCTGCAATGTTTACCCCTACAATCTGAAACTCGCCTTCTGTGGGAGCTTCTGGGTTCTCTTCAGGAAGCTCTACTGCCAAAGGAGAGCTAATCACCTTCACTGTATGCGGATAACCTACTACAGCAGGATCTAAGCCTGTAAGCTCCGTCTTGACTGATTGACGCTTACCAGCGGTATTCTTGGATACATAATTTACTGTACCACGACGAGCATCAGCAAGTTCAATCACAGCGCCTTGAACAATCAAATCCTTCTCAGCGATAGGCAGGAGAATCATAGTGTTTGTCTTGTAAACACCATTCACCCAATCAGCATTACCTTCTAGATTGACTACTTGAAGCTCAGCTAACGGTTGTTCAGGATTCTCAGGTTCAGGCTCTTCCGGTTCAGGTTCTTCTACCGGAGGTTCTTCAGGATCTGTAGGAGTGGGTTCCTCTGGCTCTGGTTCTTCTTCAACAGGATCAGGTACGATAGGATCGATAGGCTTACCGTACTTGTTATACAGAGTAACAGCGCCCGGAGCACCGTGTGTTGCAGGAACCAACGTAACAGCGTTAACCTTTACAAGCATACCAAATTGATGCTGTTCAGTGCTTGTAATATTACTACCTTGGCTGTTCTTGAACCGTAGGTTATGTCCTGCTTGGACATAGTTGTTGTCACGAATCAGAACGGCATTAAGCTTCGTGTTGATACCATGTTCAAAGTCACCATCGGTATAATCAATGATTTGATAGACAGTCATTGTATCTGGTGTAGAAGGCATCTCAGGAACTACAGGAGTAGGTTCCTCTGGTTCGGGTTCTTCTACAGGTGGATCTTCCGGGTCTGTAGGTTCTGGATCAACCGGAGGGTCTATAGGGTCCGGTGTTTCCTCTGGAGGGGTCTCTTCACCCGGATCTTCTGGTGTAGGCTCCTCTTCAACAGGAGGAGTTTGTTCTTTAAGAACTGCTTCAATGTAGTCTCGAATAGGGGCAGCCAACACACCCAATTGAGATTGAAGGATTTCAAAAGTTGTTTGATCTGCCATAAAATTTTCTCATTGTAAAGTTGGTTACAAGAGCCAGACTACAAGAGGGCATTTTGAGCCCTCTCCTTGGCCTACAAATTACGTCTTACTTGGAAACACTAGCGGTTCTAAAACATCAGCCAAAGCATTGTATCCCTCAAGATTAGGGTGTACGCCATCTGCTGTCATAGCAGGGTTAATCTGAATCTGCCCTGTTGCATCTGCTCCAACACTTACAGCATTGGCAAAACCTTTGGCTGGAATAAGACCAGTAAAAGATTCAAGCCATTTGTTAAAATCTACACGCCTAGAATCAGCCGCACCTACAGCCTTGTAAGCTGTTGAAGTGGGGGTTCCTTCGTCTAGGATTAGATTAGTTGGCGTCCTAGCTCCACGTACCCACCCAATAACGTTTGCAAGGGCCATACGAGCACGATTTAGAGCATCGGCACTAATACCACCTACCGCAACATCATTCCCGCTCCATACACCATAGAACACGTGCGTAGGCTTGACCACATCCAACATATCATTCACGCGAGGGGAATAAACCATTGGAGGCTGTGCATGGATAGCACCGTTGAAATAATCAATGGGTGAATCTGGTGTTGAATGACGATAAGCTAATAGCTGAGCAGCACCAACTCCGTTCGGCGTCCCATTAACGCCCTCACGAATACTGTCGCCGACGATCAGGAATTGCTTTCCTTTCTTTTTCGTATAATATTGAACAGCCGGTATGCAAATACCTGTTTCACGGTTAGCTACTTCTGTATAAGCAGCCTTATCTGTTACGCCACCCACTGCCTGTCTTGATACTCTAAGATATCGGGGCGTTTCGAGTGTACGCCACCGAGCAATACCATTAGCAGGGCGGCTATATTGAGCGCCACTAGGAAACTCAATTCGTACTTGAATGATAGGACGAATACCACCATCAATACGTGCAAGGCTTGGAATAGGAATAAGATCAGACCAAGTGATAGATGTACGCTCTGTACCTAATGCTGGAGCCAATGTAGCTGTTGTAGCACCACCAAATGTACAGTCAATCCAAGTACCACCAGATAGAGTATATTCACCCATCCACAAAGTGTCAGCAGTACTATAATCAACTTTATCGCGTACAGCTACACAAGCTTTAACACCTGTTACAGCCGTTGCAGCAATGTTATGAATACCAATACGGAATCCAATAAACTCAGATTCAAGCTCCATCACAGTGTTGTAAGTCATTACAGATGTGGTAGATTCTGAGTAATGCCGACCAAAGAGATTCTTGGTAAGCATATTGGTAAAGGCATCAATTGGTTCTTCTACTTCAGGCTGTTCGAAAGCTTCATCAAAAGCTCCACGATTAACAGCACCAAAAACGCCAATACGACTTACAAGTCTAGCTAATTCTGATTTAGTCATTTTCTCCCTCATGACCTCATTCAGAAGTCAGATAAAATTGGACATCAACTGCGTTGTTTGTGGTGTTGATATCAGGTTGTATTGCACTCTTTACAACAGATGTCCCCTGAATCTCAAGTATTGTAACGAATGGGGTTGTGTTGTGAGAGACAGCAAATGTATAAGTGTCTTGCATGAAATCCATCCTGAATCCAAAGCCGGGAAGAAGCTCATTAGGTGTACTGAGTGCAGTGCCTATAGCTCCATTAGCAATCGGGAATACAGAAAGGTTAGCTCCGTATGTTTGCCCAGAAGCAGCACTGTTAGCAGCAGCTAAAGCAACATACTTATTGTCTTTACTAAATGCTATACCACGAGTGTTGCTTACTGCGTTAGCTCCTGCTGTAATCTTGGTTCCATATCCTGTCTGTGGATTGAAATTAAAGATTGCGTAGTAAGGAGGCTGAGACCATGCAAAACCCACAAGACTTCCATCATCAGAGAATGCCACATCATACGTGTACCAAGTAGGACCACCTGTAGGCGTTCCACTAATCTGAGTGACACCAGTGTCTGTAACGGTAAGAAGTGCTGTATAAGGAGCACCAATGAATGTACAGACAAGATGGTTAGACTTAGGAGAGAATGCTACCGATTGAACCCTTACGCTATATGCAGGACTGATATCAGGAAGCTTTGTAAATACATCACCATCTCTTTTGTAAACCGTAAGAAATGGAGCTACGAAATGTCCAACAGCAAGGTATTTACCATCATACGAGAAAGATACGTCTGTAGAGGCTCCTGTAGGGGTTACAGAAGGGTTTGCAAGCTTAGTCCATACGTTACCAGCCCTTTTAAAGATCTCGACGTATGGGGCAGCAGCGGTGCCTACAGCACAGTATTGACTGTCAGGAGTGAAGCTAATACCACTGGCATTACCAGCACTTTGTGTATTAGGAAGGCTACCTTGACTTTGAAGTGTTGTTCCGTCAAGCTTATAAAGCATGTTGTTAGGGTTTCCCGCATTAACAACAGCCATCCTAAGAACTGATGCAGCTACAGGCGGAGGAGTGACAACACGATTCATTGAAGCTAAACGAAAACCAATCATTATTTAACATCTCCTGCTGCATTTGCAACTAAGAGAGTAGTACCGTCAAAAACGAAGGCTAGGTAATCAACACCACTTGAAAGTGTAAGTGCAGCACCATTTGCTGTTTTAGCGTTTGTGAATGTTTGGGTTCCTGCTGCTCCATTGGTAAGCTTAAGAGTCCAAGACGCTGCATAACCTGCTGTAAGCCCTGTGGTATCAAATGTCCATGTGTGATCACCTGTAGCAGTGGAACGAATGAACCCACCATTACTCACAACAACTGTACCACCGGTAGCTACATCCTGAATCTTCTCTCTATACCAGTTTGATACACCAGCAGTAGGGATAGTTGGTTTGTTCGTTAAATCGTTGTAGCTTCCGCTAAACAGAGTTGGCTTACCTGTCAAATCAGCATAAGAACCAGAGAAGAGAGGAGGCTTATTACTAAGATCAACATATGATCCAGAAGTAGCAACTTTAGCAAAGGTAGGTTTGTTTTCAACATCTGCCCAATCTACAGGACCGGAGCTACCACCTTCTCCATCATCGTCATCAAACACACCAGCTTGCATAGCACCGAATACACCAGTACGAGCAAGAATATTTAATTTCTCATTTGCATCCATCAGGCTTTACTCTCCACTATAAAGCCTCTTGGGCTTATCAATTATTTTCAGATACAGTAAGCCGCAACTTTGGTTTCATTTCCAATACTTCAGCGGATTTGTTCTCTTCGTCATCATCGGATTCTGTACCGTCCTTCTCAGGAGTCAGAATCTTCTCAATAAGTTCTTGTGTTTTCTCACAAAGAAACTTAGCAGCGGTTACACGCGTTTGACCACGTTCCTGTTTATCCCGCATAACTTCAACCATCACAGCAACAGCTTCGGCTGTATACTCATCCATGATGGAAAGGAATTGCTTTTTCAAGGCACGCTGCTTGGCAGAAAGCTTGGATGTCGATCCAACAGGTCTGCCTACTTTTTTAGGTTTATCGTTATTCATATATGCTCCTAGGGACACATTCATCTATCATCCCATATTATAATACTCTATCTAATAGATTTTGTCAATAGTTATCACTAAGTTTCTTAGGTCGTTTTACTTCTTGAGGAAATGGACACTCTGTATCTTCCTCAAAAGCGTATGAATGATCTATGCAGTAATCAGGATGATTAACGACTCCGATACACGTAAAACAAAGATCATTCCAACTACCATCTTCATTCTTCAATTCAAGTTCTGTCTGGTTTAACACCACTTGACAGCAAGTGCATCTACTCATTATCTTTATCCTCACACAGTTGTTTAGTTTCTTTACTGAACCCCTGCTCACATGCAGGAGCAGTGATGATTATATCTTGTCTCACTTCTCTAGTGTACCAAGCAATGAAAGAGAAGTATAACACACTAAGAATTATTAATACAAGCCAGTAAATTTTCATTTCTTCTCCACCTTACAAAATGTTGTGTCTTTGAGAACTTCTTTCCAGCTATCAAACATGGCTTCGTATAAATCCTGTTCGGCGCTTTGCTTACACATACAGCTATCATGGTAGGCTAGCACATCGTGTCCTTTCTGAATCATACGCTCCACAATCAACATCATAATATTACTATCAATGTTCTGGAACACAATCCCTCTGTCAGAGAAGAAGCTATCTTCAATCAATCCATTATGTTCCTGCACCACTTCGAGAATCTTCTTCACCGGGATTCTCTCTGCTATAGCGTAAAACTCCTGATCCTTCTTGTCTTTCTTTCTATCACTAAGTACCTTCCCTGACATGGCTCCAACAGCCTGTTGCATATCCCTTGAGTTGATACCTACTAGAATAGCAAGCTTTGTCAATTGACGTAGTGGATTATGAGGTTTCCCTGTAAGCGCTTCTATCTCTTTCTTAAGCTTCTCATCCACTGGTATGAATGAAAGATCAGCATTGTAAGGATGGAAATCATCCCCAAACACCTCATACACATTCACACCCCTGTTATACAGCATCTGATAGCAGATGTTAGGATGTATAGCGCTATAGTCAAGCTCCACTACGGGTTCATCATCAATTGTCAGATATTCAGATCTAAGCTTCTGAGGAAGAAGCTGCACACCACCACCTTGAGCATACAGCCTCCCAGCAATTTCCATATTATCAATAAACACACGCTTATACTCTACATCTGCTATCTGTCTTCCCTTGAACTTGATGTTTGCACCAGAGATTCCATCGTTGTAATTCATAATAGCTGCTAACACCTCTTCAGATTTAGGAAATTCAATAATCTCTTTATCTTCTCTACTCTTAACCTCTACGCAAGACTCTATTTCAGTCTCTCTCCACAGATCAGGTATCTTGTCTTTCTCCCACATCTCAACAAATCTCTTTCTGAACATGACAACAGATTTCACCACTCTCTCAGGGATTCTCTTGCCTCCTTCAATCTTCCACTCCAATACGAAACCCTTGTAGATGTCAATGTAGGACTTCTCTTCCAACCACTCAAGGAAACCTTTTACTCCTCGGAATCCTATACCTAACGTGTTGTTACTATAAGCATCACCCTTCAAACTTATCTTGAATCCTTGGGCATTCTTACGAATAGCACGTGCAGAGTTGGATACAAACCATCGTATTGCTTTCTCCCACTTCCCTCCTGTCTTACTCATGAACTCCTGTACTATGTGCTCATAGTATTCACTCCTGTGGTAGTAGAGATAGCTTCTGATAGTAGAAAGAGAGATGGAATGTACTTCCTCTTCTTCCATCTTACTCATGTCATAGATCACTGATAACACCCTCGTGGTAAGTAGTAATTAGAGATAGATATAGTGGTAGTATTATATAGTATATGGTGAACATTTTGAAGATTCTCAATATGCTCTATAAATCAATAACTTACAGAGGGGTAAAATTAGTGTCTAAATGCCACCTCTGCCCCTCAATGACTACCATTCTGAACACCACAAGAAGCCTTGTCAACATCCATTTATCACCTAAATTAGCATATAAGAGAGAGAAATGTCAATACCCGATAGGATACCCGACGAATGGTGTTGACTAAGAAAGAAAGCTATGATTTAATGAGTCCTGAAATCAACTGAGGAGGTTTAAAATGAATGATCGTGAATTACTAGAGCTGGCTGCTAAGGCGGCTGGTTATAAATTAATGCCATCCCTGCCACACGATGATGGGCTTAGACTGTATACAGCTAATCAAATTGGATACATAAAATGGAATCCGCTAACGGATGATGGAGATGCACTACGGTTGGCAGTTAAACTTGGGTTCATGGTGAATTTCCGTAAAAAGACTGTTGTCTATGCTTGCTTTCCCAACAGGGACTTCGTAGAGGATGGGTGCTACAGACGGGCCATAGTACGCGCTGCTGCTGAAATTGGAGCAAAGAATGTTTAAGTTTTTAGAACGGTTATTCTTTGGACCTCAAGACCACAAACCGGAATGGCAAAGCAAGAAGGACGAAAAGCTTGTATGGATATTGAATAATCCTCCTCCGTATTCTAAGCTTGTCCTATACGGAAGAGGAGCCGTGAGTTGGGAGTGGGATGAAGAACATGGTGGACAGATCTATTGGCAATATTGGGATAGTGATGCTTCATTCAAGGCTAAGGAGTATAGAACAAGGGATGGAAAGACTGAAGCAGATGTGAAACACTACATTGAAACGGGTAAGTGGCCTTGATATGCCTCTGTAAGCTCGTAGGATGCGTTTTAAGGGGGTTATCTCTTGAAAGGTATGCAGACTACTGGGTAGAGGTTAAAACGCTGTATAACGAAGAATAGGAGGTTTTATGGGTGGTAATGAAACGATCAAAGAAATTCTTGAAAAATATAACTCAGAAATGAAGCAATTAGGGATGGGTAGGACAGAACGCAGGTTGGAATTGAAAATGCTCAAGAAGCGATTGGAGAAAAAGAAATGAGTAAGAAGCAGCCAAAACGCACGGTTGAATTAGTAGGAACTAACATCAAACTTGAATTATCTAAAGCTACCGCTGTGAAGACTAGTCAACGTATGGTTCATTTTGATGAATTACCTGATGGTACATGGCGGCTCATTTACAATGCAGAACACATTCCAGATTTTAGCAAGATAGAATGCTTTAAAATTGTGAGGGAAGGCTAATGACTTGTGAAAATTGTGATCCGTACGTGGTAGAAGATATTCGTATAGTTCGTGAAGTGATGAGAGATCTGGGTGTACCTTTCACAAGAGCCAGTATGAAGGAAGCTCTACAAAGAGGTGTTGCAAATAAGTTTGTTGTTATTCCAAATTTCAAAGATGAGATTGAAGAAGGAGATGGACATTACATAACAGCAGGTTATAATGGGGCTTTACTGGATGTGATAGAAATGCTTACAGAGCAAGGTTTCACAGTGACAAGTTATAAGG